GAGCGGAAACGCAAACTGGGCACACTTGGAGGCCCTAGACCAGATTGGTATCCTGAAACCAATGATTCAAAAGGAACAAAACGAAACAAAGGAGTTAAAAACATGATTTACGCTACTTGGACAGTTCACTTTCCCGAAGGTTCAACACCAGAACCCGTCATCCGCTCTCGTGGCGGGCAGGCATGGGGCGGTCTGATGCTCGACGCTTTCACGGTGCTCGGGTATGTGTGGGGTGTCGCCAGTTTGACGGACTTGGACGAATGGAACTTCACGCAAAAGACCAGTGCCGAGGCGTTGGCGTTGGCGCAGGCCGTGAACCCCGACTGCTATCTTGCAGACGACGGCACCATCGCGGCACCGATGGAAGAGGCGTAGTCGTGTGGAATGAGAACCGTCGTGAATGGGAAGAGGTTATAAGTCATGACTAAGCAGCAGAAGCAAACCTTTCAGCGGGTGGCCGAGTCTTGGGCCAAGGTGTTTGTCGCCGCGGTGATTACCGCCTACATGAGCGGTGTCGTCGATTGGAAAACGTTGGTAAACGCGGGGCTTGTGGCGGTGTTGCCTGTTATTTTCAACTGGGTCAACCCCAAGTACGAAGGGTACGGTCGTGGGCAAAAGGCGAAAACCAGTAAAGCGAGAGTCACTCGGTCGTAGGCGATTCAACCCGCTCACGAAAGTAATCGAACACGTGGGGGGAACAAAAGCGGGCAAGAAGCGCAACCGCCTTCCGGTCGGACATCCGCTGCGAACGCACGACCTGCACGTTTATGGAACTCGCAGAACTGATAAACGAGAAAGAGTGGCGTAAGTGCCGCGGGCCCGTGGACGGGTCCGTTGACCAACACCTTGAAGCGTTTGAATATTTTTGTTTTACCTACTGGCTGATTCGCCACCCCGAGCGGGGGCGAATCAAGTTTGTCTTACGCCATGCGCAGCGCGAAACGGTTCGTGCGTGGTTGGAGCATCGCTACAGCATTGTGCTGAAGGCCCGCCAAATTGGGTTCTCCACGCTCGCGGCAGCGTACGCGTTTTGGTTGGCGTTCTTCTGGAACGACCGCTTCATCGTCATGCTTTCGCGCACCGAACGCGAAGCCGCAAAATTGCTGTCAAAAACGAAATACGGGTACAAGATGTTGCCGACGTGGATTCGCCAGCGCGGTCCCGACCTGTTGTCGGACAACCAGTTGAAGATGGTGTTTGCCAACGAATCTTCAATTGAGTCGTTGCCTTCGGGCAACGACCCTGCCCGCGGTGAGTCCGTGTATTTGGTCATCATTGATGAAATGGCGTTTTTGCCAAACCCAGATGAGGCGTGGGCATCAATTGAGCCAATTGCCGACGTCGGCGGTCGAGTTATTTGCCTCAGTACCGCCAACGGCGAAGGCAACATTTTCCACGAGCTCTGGGTTGGGTCGCAAACTGGCACAAATCGATTTTCGGGCATTTTCTTTCCGTGGTCGGCCGGTGACCGCGACTTAGACTGGTATGAGGCAAAGAGGCGCGATTTGCCCGATTGGCAGTTGGCGCAGGAATACCCCTCGGACCCAGACGAAGCGTTTATTCGGTCCGGTCGCCCAGTGTTTGACCTAGAGGCGTTGCGCGCCTGCGAGGTGTCTGAACCCTCGCGCGGATACCTGCACAAGGGGTTCGGCCGCAACGTATACGAGTTTCGGGCGGATGGTGGCGAGTTGGCGGTTTGGAGGTTTCCCGACCGCGCAAGCGTGTACGTGATTGGCGCGGATGTGGCGGAAGGGCTGGGCCATGGGGACTACAGCTCCGCACACATTTTGGATTCGGAAACGGGCGAGTTGGTTGCGCATTGGCATGGCCACGTAGACCCCGACCTGTTCGGGGAGGAGGTGCTCTATGCGTTGGGGCATTGGTACAACTACTGCCTTGTGGGGGTGGAGTCGAACAACCATGGGCTGACAACCCTGAAGGGGTTGCAGCGGGTTGGCTACAAAAATCTGTTTCGACAGCGGCGGTTGGGACACAGGAACCCAACCGTGTCGGAGACTCTGGGATGGCGCACGACCACGGTGTCAAAGCCGCTGGCGGTGGATGAGCTAAATGCGTCTATCCGCGACGGGGTCATGAACATCCCCTGCCAGTACACGGTGGCCGAGTTGAGGACGTTTGTACGCGAGGCAAACGGCAAGATGCATGGGTCGCCACATGACGACCGCGTAATGTCGCTGGGGATTGCCAACCAGATGCTCAAGTACGTTTGGTACCCGGAGTACCAGCACGGTACGGAACCTAGGAAGTTTTCGGGGAATTGGTGGGCAAAGCAGATTGCGGGCAATAAAGTTCCCAAAACCGAGCCAATTGGGGCGTTCAACGTCCGTGGTAACGATTCGGGGTCCTATTGATGCGAAATTTCACCTGCCAGCGTTGCGCTTCTCCCTTTGAGGTCGAGGAAATGCCCCGCCGTGGGCTCATTTGCTTTGCATGCCACGTCAAGACCGTAAACATTGGGTTTTCGTACGGTAAGAGCGACTTCCACGGCCCGACCATTGGAGAGCGGCAGAGAAAGGCCGTGGCGGATGCGCGCATCAACGGCTACAACCCCGAGCCAGTGGGGACCCGTTGGGTGTGACATGGAAGCGATTTGGGTCCCAATCGTGGTTGCAATCATCTCGGGGCCCGTCGTCGTGGCGCTGAACAGGTTGCGCCGCGAGAACACCAGCCAACACGCGGAGGCAAGGATTTTGTTGAAGACCGTGGCGCGCAAGGTTGACAAGGTGGGCGAAAAGTTGGACCAGCACATCGGCTGGCACAGGGGGGCAGGAGAGTAGATAATGGCTAGGTTGTCAAACACGGAAATTCTGCGGCGTTATCGCAACAAGTTGGAGCACTCTCGCCGCTGGAGGCGCGAGGAGCGTTGCGACGACTTGTGGCAGCGACTGGTGGACATGTATCGGGGGAAACACCACCACAGGTATTCGGAGTCGGACCAGCTGCTGGTCAACATTGCGTTTGCGACCATCAACGTCATTTCTCCCGCGGGTTCGGTGAACCACCCCAAGATTAGTGTCAATGCCCGTCGCCCAGAAGATGCCGACAAAGCGGTGGTGACCGAAGCGATTGTGAACTACTGGTGGCGCCACTACGACTGCCAGCGCCAGTTCCGTCTTGCCATCAAGGACTTTTTGGTTATCGGTCATGGCTGGATGAAGATTGGGTACAGGTACGTCGAGGAGGAGAGGGCCAAGGAAGAAAACCCGGCGTACGAATTTTCCGACGAGCTGGCGGAGGATGTGCCAGAGTCGAAGATGGAATCGGAGCTGATTATCAAGGAGGACCGCCCCTTCGTTGAGCGCGTGTCCCCGTTTGATGTGTTCGTTGACCCCGATGCGCGCTCAATGGATGACACGCGTTGGATTGCACAGTGCATTCGCCGCCCCCTCGAGGAGGTAAAGCGGGACAAGCGATACAACTCAACGGCGCGTCAGGATGCCGCGCCGTCCCACTACTCGAAGTGGGGGCAGGACAAGGACCGCCCCCGCCGGTCGCAGGACCCACAGGATGCGTATGTCGAGGTGTGGGAATTGTACGACGTCGAGAGGGGCACCATGTCGGTGTTTTGTGACGGCTCCGACAAGTTCCTCGTGTCGCCCACCAAAATTCCCTTTGCGTTTGGTCATCCGTTTGTGATGATGCGCAACTACGACATTCCCGAGTACTTCTACCCAATGGGCGAGTTGGAGGCGATTGAGCCGCTCCAGCACGAGTTGAACCAGACGCGCACGCAGATGATGAACCACCGCAAGCGGTTTGCTCGCAAGTGGCTGTTCAAGGAGTCTGCGTTTGATGCCGACGGGAGGTCGGCACTTGAGTCCGATGAAGACAACGTGATGGTGCCCGTCAACTCCGACGAGGGGTTGGGCAACATTGTGGCCCCGATGCCAGCCATCATCAGTCCGCCCGAGTTCTACAACCAGTCGGGTCTCATTTCGGATGATATCCGTTGGGTTTCGGGCCTGAACGAGTACATGGGTGGCGGCCTGCCCGAAATCCGCCGCACCGCCACTGAGGCCGCAATCATTCAGGATGCCGCCAATGCTCGCGTGTCGGACAAGTTGGCCATCGTGGAGCGGGGCATTGCCGACTGCGCTCGCCGCTTGGTGATGCTGGCACAGCAGTACATGACTGGCGAGCAGGCGGTCC